GACGACCACGAAGACCACCACGACCACGACAGGATCAGGAACTGCCGCGGTTCGGTCGGACTCCTCGACTCAAACGAGCGGAGGCGTGAACGCCTCTTCCTTCGCCGAGGAGTGGGGTTTTGGCCACAACAAGGATGAGGCTGGTTCGTACCAGGCTCTTGCTACTTACATGCCTGCTTTCTTTGGCGCCTTGGGGGCGCCGGTCTGATGCCTTGGCCTCCTACGTTTAGTACCGATTTTGCAATCCCTCTGGAACAGCAGCTCTCTGCCGGCATCCCTGCCGGATTGGATCCTGACGTTGCCGTGGGCACCGCGGATACTGCGTCTGGAATGGACATGGCTACCGGTCAATACGGTGTTGGAACTCTCCAGGCGTACGACAATCCTCTAGATCGCATTGAGGAGCTGGAGAAGCAGTACAAGGCCCGTCGTGACGCTCTTGCCCCTGAGGGGGCGACAGGTAGACGTCAGCAAGTGATTGACTTCGCCAAAGAGAAAATCGGCATGTGGTACGTGTGGGGCGGGGAAAGTGACAGTGAGGGCGGCTATGACTGCTCGGGGCTGCTCTGGTACGCCTTTAAGAAGGCCGGCGTGGACCTTCCCCGCGTGAGCATGGATCAGGCCCGACGCGGTAAGCGCGTCGGCTTTGGACAGCTCCAGGCGGGCGACCTGGTTGCCTGGGAGAACAATCCGCGCCAGTCAGGCGCGGACCACATTGCCCTTTACTTGGGTGACGGGATGATTCTTGAGGCTGCCCGCACGGGCACCCGTATTCGGATTCGGAAGCTTTCCTCTGCGGAACTTTCCGGCAATAGTAACGCCTGGGGCGTTAAGTTGGATTACTGATGCCTGCTAAGCCAAAGACCCAAGCCGAGTGGGCCGACTATTACGGATGGGCTCTCGCCCTCCTGAAGTCCGATAGCTCTTTGTGGAAGTTGTTCCAGGATGCCATCAAGGGCAACTTCACGGCTCAGAAGTTCGTTGCCGAACTCAAGAAAACGTCATGGTACAAAAAGAACGGGGAGAGCGCACGTAAGGCGCTCGCTCTCAAGCATACGGATCCTGAGACGTGGCGTGAACGCGTTCGCGTGATCTTTAATGAGATCCAAGCCATGGCCGGCCAGATGGGCATCAAGGCCAATTGGCAAACGTATTGGGATATGGCTGAGGATGCGTTTACTCTCGGCTGGTCCAATGCGATGCTGAAAAAGCAGCTCGCCAAGTATCTGACCACTGGCAAGAACGGCGCCTACGGAGGCGACGCCGGCGAAGCCGAGATGCAACTTCAGCAGTACGCATACTCCATGGGCATCAAGTTGGATTCCGGCACTATGCATGGCTGGCTGAAGGGGATCCTGAACGGCAGCAGAACCCTACAGGACTACAAGGGTTACATTCAGAAGATGGCTATGAGCGCCTTCCCTGGCCTCGCCGAACAGATCAAGGGAGGCATGTCCGTTAAGGACATCGCTGATCCTTACATTCAGTCGATGGGGCGAATCCTTGAGATCAACGGTGAGGCGTTGAGCTTGGATGACCAGACGGTTAGAGGCGCCTTGTCCAAGGTAGGGCAGGATGGCAAGCCTGGCACCATGCCATTGTGGGAGTTTGAAAACCAGTTGCGCAAGGATCCCCGATGGCTGAAGACGAACAACGCGAGGCAGGGCCTCAACAGCGTTGGTCGTGGCGTCCTTAAAGACTTCGGCCTGGTGAACTGACATGCCTTACATGTTCGACCCTTACACGTACGCCTACGTCTACTATCCGGAGGGGTCTCCCCCTCCGAAGTTGAAGCAGCAGGGCGGGGAATACATTGAGGGCTTCACTGACTTCTATGTGCAGAACAATCCTAATCAGCCGTACAGTCAGCAGCATCCTGGAGGTACCGGCAATGCCGTCCAGGTTGGAAACGGCAATCTGGATTCGTCTTCGGCTACCAGCTCCACCAATAGTGGAGCAGGAGGCAACGGCAATGATCAACGCAACGCAGCCGAGTATTTGACTCGGCTGTTTGAATCCTACGGTTTGGGGAGCCTCGCTCCTAAGATCCTGGAATTCGTGCAACAGGGATACGACACTGACACGATTGCTCTGATGCTCCAGGACACCGCGGAGTACAAGCAGCGGTTTGCCGCTAACGAGAAGCGTCGCGCGGCAGGTATGGCTGTCTTGTCTCCTGCGGAGTATCTGAATCTAGAGCGTTCATACCGTCAGTTGCTTTCGTCTGCGGGCCTGCCCGCAGGCTTCTATGACAGCCAAGACGATTTTACGCAGTGGATTGCCAATGACGTGTCTCCTGCTGAAATCCAGGATCGCGCCCAGATGGCGAGCACTGCCCTCTACAGCAGTGACAACCACTACTTGCAGACCTTGAGGTCGTACGGCCTGGGTGATGGCGATCTAGTCGCCTACATGCTGGACCCAAAGAAGGCGCTGCCGCTTCTCCAGAAGACGGTTAAGGCGTCGATGGTTGGCGCGGAGGCGTCGCGTAACTCGCTGGGAATCACCCAGCAGCGCGCCGAATACTTCGCAGACATGGGCGTGAGTGGAGAACAGGCGCGAAGCGCCTACCAGACCATTGGTGAGAACCTGCCTACCGCGGAGAAGCTTGGTCGCCTGGGAGGCGAGTCCTTCGGCCAGCCCGATCTAGAGGACGAGCTTCTAGGCGGTAGTGGTTTGGCGTCCGCCAAGCGGAAGCGCTTGGCCACTCAAGAGATTGGCCGCTTTGCCGGCGCATCAGGCGCAGGGGATAAGGCCCTTGCCGGCCGCACTCGCGGCGAATACTAGTTCACAAGGATATTGATCAATGTCTCACGTTTCTTCCATTAACTCCCTGACTGGCAACGTTACTGCTGCGGATGTTCTCGGCTCCGTCCCTGACGGCACCGATGAGCGTGTTGGCCTGTCCGCGGCCATGGTTGCAGGCACCATCACGGTTAGCAACGCGCTTGTCACTGCGAACACCCGAATTTTCTTGACCCCTCAGGGCACGGGTGGCACGGCAGGATCGGTGTCGGTGTCCGCCAGGACGCCCGGCGCTAGCTTTACCATCCTGTCCACTTCCAACACTGATACGCGCACGGTGGCCTACATGTTGGTGGAGCCTGCCGAGTAGCAATACCACCCTGCCTGTAAGGGCAGGGGTTTAGCGGGTTAGAGGAGTTCGGTCGTCCTCGCCTGGCTCATAACCAGGAGATCACCAGTTCAAATCTGGTACCCGCCACTGGTCCTTACCCCAATAGGCAGAGGAGCGCTCTCAAAAAGCGCATGTGTGGGTTCGAATCCCACAGGACCAACTCTTTCCCTGTTCGTCTAATCAGGTCGGACGCTGCGCTTTGGTCGCAGTAATGAAGGTTCGAATCCTTCGCAGGGAGCCCTAACGGTGATCGATCGGCCCACCGTAGTGAATGAAGCCCGACAGCGGAAGCCATCCAATGACGCCCCATCGGCGGGTGTGGTCTGCGCATTCATAGTTAATTGATTGGGAGTAAGAAGAATGAACGAGTACGACAACTGGGATTATCAGGACGATGATGATGAGGGTCCTATTGACCCGAAGTCTTTGCCTAAGCAGCTCCGCAAGGTGATTCGCGACGCCAAGGCTGCGGAGAAGGCTGCACGAGATGAGGCCGCAACCCTGCGAACGCAGGTTCGCGAGTCCGTCATTTCCGGTGTCCTGACGTCCCGGGGTGTACCCGCAAAGGTCGCCAAGCTCATTCCGGCAGACGTTGAATCGTCTGCTGAGGCAATTGATAAGTGGCTTACTGATTATCAGGATGTGTTCGGTTCTGGCCAGCCTGCGCCTGCGCAGACGACTAACCAGACCGCCGAGCCCTCCAATGGCAATGGACAGCAGTTCATTGATAACGCTGCCACTAATACCGGGCCTACGCCCGATGAGATTGCTGCCATGCAGCGCATGCAGGGAACCACTGGAACGGCGCAGCCGTTCGGGGGTCGCATGGAGGAATTGGCTTTGAAGCTTAACGACCCGTCCCTTACTGAAGAGCAGCTTGACGCCCTTATCGCTAAGGGCTCGCTGTGACCAATCTTGCGGAGTATAGGGCTCCGCCTTAATATGACTAATGCGTATACCAGTACCGATGCAAGTTCTCTCGGTACTTCTCTTATTCAGACCGCGTATGACCGCAAGGTCAGGTTTGCTTTGCGGTCGGCTCCGATGTTCCGCGCTATCGCGGATTCCAGGCCCGAACAACAGGCGATGCCCGGTTCTACCGTGGTCATGCAGTTCTATAATGACCTTTCTCCGGTCACTGCCGAATTGAATGAGCTGGTCGATCCGGACGCGGTTGGCGTTCCGAGCACTTCGAGCATTTCTATCACCATGCGTGAGTATGGAAATGTTGTGCTCAAGACTCGCAAACTGCAAATGTTCTCGCTGTCGGATGTCGATTCGGGCATCGCAAATATCCTCGCGTACAACCTTCGCGACAGCCTTGACGGCATTGTTGCGCCGATCCTGGTTGGCGGAACCAACCAGGTCCGCATTAACGCCGGCGCTTTGAAGAGTAATCTTCTGGCCGGCTCGAATTCCGGCTCTGTGGGCTCCATCGCCGCAACGGATGTGTTCTCTTCGGCCATGGTGCGTTTTGCGGTCGCGAAGCTCCGCGGCGCGAAGGTCATTCCGCGTAACGGAGATCTGTATTCCTGCTTCCTGCACCCTGACCAGTCCCATGATCTCCGCAAGGAGACTGGTGGGGCTGCTTGGCGCGACCCTCACAACCTCGGTGGGCAGGACAGTATTTGGCAGGGTAACATCGGAGTGTACGAGGGGGCATTCTTCACCGAAAGCCCTCGAATCGTTACCGCTAACGATGGATCTAGCTCCGCCAAGGTTTATCGAAGCCTTTTCTTCGGGCGTGAGGCGCTTGCTGAAGCGGTGGCGGAAGAGCCGCACACCGTGATTGGCAATGTCACCGACAAGCTTATGCGGATGCGCCCTGTAGGTTGGTACGGCGTCGTCGGGTGGAGCCGCTTCCGTGAGGCTGCGCTGATTCGTGGCGAATCCTCTTCTTCCATCGCCTAGCCCTGTCTTAGGATTACCGTCACGCGACCGGCTCTGGTCGCGTGACGGTAAGCTAGGAAGACAGGAAGTCTTGATATGTCAAGCTGCCCCGCCAGCCCGACAGGCAAGCACCGCGCCGAGCAGAACTGGCTTCAACACGACCCGGAGGACCTCGCGGACGACCCAGCCGTAGGACTGACCGGCCTCAGTGAGTACGCCGACAAGATCTGTGTGGACTGCGGTGAAATCATGGCGCGGCGGGGGCTGTATCGAAGGCCGTGACCACCTCGCATCGGATAGTCGCAAGCTCTCTCCGGCGTACGTCCTGGCCGTACGCTGATTCGTGAACCACGGGAAGAGGCGGCAGAGGGAGAGCCCCTGCCGCCTCAGACCCTCAGTCTTATACCCCTTCTACCTGTAAGGCCCTGAGATTCTTTCCCCTCGCGCGGGAAAGGGCATCAGGGCCTTTGGTGTTTCTATGACTAATGCTCTGTTCGACAAGGGTCGGGAAAAGTTTCTCCGTGGCGAGATCTCTTGGTCCTCAGATAACATCAAAGTTTACCTTGCCCGCGGCTACACCCCAGACCTTGCTGACCACGAATTTTTGTCCGATGTGACAGGCGACGGCGGTGGGTCCATTGTCGCAACGTCCGCGAACCTGACCTCTAAAACGACCGTGGCCGGCGTCGCAGACGCGGCGGACGTGACCTATCCAACGGTCGCCTCTGGCCTGGCCTGTAATCACCTGGTAATCGCGGTTGATTCCGGCACTAGTGCCACGAGTCCGCTTATCGCGGTGATCGATGAAGCGACCGGCTTGCCTATCACGCCTAATGGGGGCGATATCAGTATTCAATGGTCCTCGGACGATAATCGCATTTTCAAACTGTAGGGTTTCATGGTTGCCTTTCGGTCCGCCTCCCAGGCAACAGCCGCTAGCGGCACAAGCTTCAATCTGCCCAGGCCATCACCGGCGCCCGTCTCGGGCGATCTGCTCATCGCTTTCACTGCCGGCGATACGGGCACCACAAGCAATCTGACCCTGTCGGGCGGCTCCACCTGGAACACCTTGACCAATGGATCAGGGAGCAGCATTCAGGGTAAGGTGTTTTGGAAGATCGCAGGCGGCTCCGAGCCCACAAGTTACACAGTGGGCAAAGCGTCCGGATCCGACTCTCATGCGTCGGTCCTGTGTTTCTCAGATGCGGCTAACGTTACCCCGGTTTTCACCACCAATTATGTTAGCCAGACCGGCACTAGTATTTCCACGCCATCGGTAAACGCGCCCGGAAGCGCAGATATCGTGGTACGTATCGTTATGGCGCTCAATTACGATGGATCCATTTCGTGGAGTCCTCCGAGCGGCCATAGTGAGCGTACCGATTCGGCGTCAAATGACCTCGTTACCGGGTCGTCTGCCACACGGGCACTTTCGTCTAGCGGCGCCACGGGAACGGCGAATTTTACTGCCAGTAGCGGAAGCACCATCGGAGAGACGCTGACGGTATCGGTAATCGCTGCTGCGGGATCGTCTCCTCAAAGTCTTGCCCCTGCCTCTATCGCCTCTGCGGAGGCGTTTGGTTCGGCTCGTCTTGGCCTGGCTATCGGCCCTTCCTCCATCGCCTCGCTAGAGGCGTTCGGGGGTCTGGTCATCACCACGCCCCAGCCGCAAGCCATTACCCCCGCCTCTATTGCCTCCGGTGAGGCTTTTAGCTTGGCTAGGCTGGGATTGTTCGTCGGCCCGCATGGTATCCCCTCTGAGGAGGCTTTCGGGTCTCCGCGGCTTAGCGCGGTTATCGGCCCTTCCTCCATCGCCTCTAGCGAGGCGTTCGGGGCAACCAATGTCGCAATTGAGCAATTCATTATCCCTGCCTCCCTCGCCTCCGCGGAGGCGTTCGGAGTCGCAAGGCTCCAGCTTGGTTACCCGCAAACGATTCTTGTCCCAGCCCTCGCCTCTGGCGAGCTGGTTGAGGATCCCTCGCTGTCCCTGTTGCACGAACTCACGCTGATCAATCCCGCCATTCAGGAGACTCCTGCCGCGTGGCATCGACTGTTTGGCCGGTATGGAATTCATCGGGGAATCACGCTCCTCAAGGACGCTGATGGGGTTTGGTCGTCTGTCCGGTATCCGGCGCAGACGGAGGTTGAGGCAGCCATGAAGGTTTATCTGGGCGGACATAAACATCCTCTTACGGTCGCGGAAGCGGCTGAACTCATAGCGGCCGGCTACGGCCCATACGTATCACTGGAACGAAAATGACATGCACCGCAGGATGCCTCACGCAGGACTGCCCTTCGTGGGGCGCCTGCGTGCGAGGCAAGGCGTTGAAGATTACTTACTGCCGCTCCGCTACGAATCCACGCAATGACGCCACGGCTGAAAAGCGATGGAACAAGGAATTGGATCTGTACGCCTCCGCTAGGAGGCAGGGCATCCAACCGGAAACCACCAAGGCCAAGGACATCACTCACGCCCTACGTGAGTCCGATCGAGTAGGGGCGGCATATGGCGCTTGACCTTCAAGGCGAGTTGAACCGTCTGGCCGGCACTGACGGCATGGGCGCCGCGGGTGCGGCGAACGCATGGGCGGGCACCGATGGGCTTGAAGTCGTCGGCGCTCTCAACGCGTTGCAGCGTGACACCGATCCGGACTGGCAGGACCAGGACCTAGCCGGCGTGTGCAACGCACTCGCCGGCACCGATGGGCTTGACGCCCCTGGAGCGTTGGCGGCAATCCCGTGAACCTGAATCAAATAGCTGATCGGGTGATCAGTAATCTCCAGGGCATGACCAGAGACCAGGACGAGCGGACTTGGCTGACTGCACCTATTGACGAGATGGAAACGTCTCTGATTGTTCAAGAGCCGAAGCTTGTTTCTCAGGGCCTCGCCGAGATCGGCGATGAACTGGTGTGGATCAGCAGGGTTGACAACAACTCCGGTGCTGTGACTCTCGCCCCATTCGGGCGAGGCTACCAGTCAACGACCGCGGTTGCCCATGAGGCTAATACGGCTGTGGTCAACACTCCGAAGTTTCCTCGCAGGCAGGTGAAGGACGCCATCAATGAGGCGATCTCCGGCGTTTACCCTGACTTGTATACGGTGGACAATGTTGAGTTTCCGTTCATTGTGGCCAGGTCCACGTATGAGCTGCCTGCGGCAGCCGATCAGGTCATAGGCGTTAAGGCTAAGACGATAGGCCCAACTAAGCGTTGGGCGACGTTGACGCGATGGGATTGGAATCCTCAGGCGGACCCTGACGAGTTCCCGTCAGGCAAGAGCATTGACCTGTTTCAGGAGCCTGTTCCCGGACAGGCAATCAGGGTTACCTACATCAAACCGCCTAATGCTTTTGCGGACGACGATACGGAGTTCGCTGCCGCTACCGGTTTGAGCGCCACGGCGCAGGATTGCATCGTTTACGGGGCGTGCTTCCGCCTGGTTGGTTTGCTTGAGTCTTCTCGTTTGCAGTTGCATTCGATTGAATCTCAGCTGCGTTCTCAGCAGGTTCCTCCTGGTTCAACGCAGTCCGCTGCAAGACATTTCTTGCAGCTTTATCAGTTGGCTTTGCAGTCTGAGCAGCAGCGACTTAACCGGATCAATCCGACTAGCACTCATTTTAGGTATATTTGATGGCTCGCAACTTTTCTAATACCGCAGTCTCTACCACTCTGACGAGTGGCGTGGACAACTCCACGACCTCTATCCCTGTTGATTCTCTTTCGGGTTATCCGAGTGCTCCGTTTACTGCGATCATTGAGCCGGGAACCGCGCAGGAAGAAGTCATTGAGGTCACTGCGGTTGTTGGTACCACGCTGACCGCGACGCGTGGTGTGGACGGAACCCCAGCTCAGGCCCATGGTTTGGGTGCTGCGCTGGTGCATGGTGTGAGTGCTCGGGATTTCAGTGAGCCTGTGGCACATATGACGGACACCACCAATGTCCACGGCATCACCAATACGGCTAGCCTGGTCACCCTGACAGGGACTCAGACGTTGACCAATAAAACGTTGACGTCCCCGACGATTAACTCCCCGACCTTTTCGGGAGGGACTTTCACGAGTCCCACCCTGGTCACTCCGACCATTGCCAATTTTGTAAACGCGACTCACACTCATGAGGACGACGCTTCAGGTGGTGTTATCGGTGGTGGCGGTGGTGGCGCCAGCGTTGTTTACAAGCGCACGGGTACGGGTGACGCGAATGCGTTTCTCGATGGCGAGGCCGAAGAAGGCGACCCGCTTACTTTGGGCACCCTGACCTATTCCGTTGGGAACGCCACGTGGAGCACAGCTAACACTAATACTCGGATTGTTCTGCCGTCTGACATTGTTACCGGTTATTGGCACGTGTCCGCTGGCATACGGACGACCGGACCGAACAACCTGTTTATGAATATCCACCATCAAGATCTTGGAAATATTGCTGGCGCCATCTCCGGGGATGACAATACTTACGGCTCCGCCAGGTATCTCATGTCGGCATCCACTGACTTTTCGTCAAGCGCTTCACGCTGGATAGAACTGCGCTTCGGCTGCGCTACGGGAAGTTTTAGCTCAATCCCCTATCAGGCGTATGTTGCTCTACATCGGATCGCTTAAATGCCTGCCCCGCAAAGCTATGTAACGCTCACTCTTCCACATTCTCTCGCCAGGGTTGGCACGACCACCAATCCGTACTCTGATTTCTATAACGCGTTTGACTACGCCATTGGTGGTGTTCCTTTTCGGGCTGAGATCAGCCCAGAGAATCCGATGATTCGCAGTAGCGCGCAGTTTAAGAAGGATCAGTTTGACAATGGGGTTGAGCCAGGTGAGCAGAGTCTTACCGGCTGGTGGCTGCGATCTCAATCCTCTTGGCATCTCGGCGCAGGAATCGTTAACAGTGACGTGCGTCTGGACGAAACGGCAGAGTTTCGCTTCTTCGATTCTGAGGGAGTGAATCCGTGGGTTCGCGGCGAGATGACCCTGTTGCATGACATGGAGCTTGCCGCCTCTGGCGGTAGCTCTGTGCTGTGTGTGGGTGTCACGGGCTCCGCGGATGGGGTTCTGTACGCGGACGATGATGATTTGTATCTAGTGGACTCCGGTGGAGCCACCTCCATCACGTGGGGTGGGACGGGCACCATCTTGTCGATCGCATCGGATGGAGCCAACTGGTATGCCGCCAGTTCGGGCGGCATCTACAGCGGATCCCTCACAGGATCAACCTCGGGATCCAAGCTGTGGACGTGCACGCCCACCAGGGCGTGTATCCGATGGGTCAAGGGCAGGATCATTGCCGGCCTGGACAACGCGGTCTATGAGCTGGTTCCCCCTGTGGGGTCTGCACCTCACGCCCTGCCAACTGTCACGTACACACACCCTGTCTCAGGGTGGACGTGGGTGGATGTGTCTGATGGGCCTGAGGCCATCTATGCCATCGGCTATCACGGTGTGGACAGCAGCATCCTGCAACTGAGTCTGTCCACACAGGGTGCCCTGCCCACACTGACGCTTGCCACCAACGCAGCGGAGCTGCCTCGCGGCGAGTTGGGACGAGCCTTGTACACCTACCTTGGCCGGTATCTGTGCATCGGCACCACGAGGGGCGTACGCATCGCGCAGATCGGCGCGCAGGGAGACATCGATTATGGCCCCCTGATTTCGACCCCTGCGAGTGTGCGGGATTTCGTCGCAATCGATCACTTCATTTGGGCCGGCTACACCAACGGCTTCCAGGACGGCACCTCGGGTGCCCTGAGGATCGACCTTGCGGAGCTGCCGCAGAGCGGTAGGTATCCGTATGCGTCGGACGTGCAGACGCATACCTCAGGTGTCGTGATGGGTGTGACGACCTTCGGGCGTCAGGATCGCGTTGTCCTCGCTGTCGCGAATCAAGGGCTCTTTGTGGAGTCCGCCGATACCTATGAGACGTCGGGATCCTTCACGACTGGACGCCTGCGTTTTCACACGCTGTGGCCGAAGTTGTTCAAGCGCCTCAATATCAAGGCGGATCTCGCTGGACCTATCGCGGTCTCCACGATCGACGACCGCGGTAACGAGGTTTTCCTTGCCTCAATCTCCTCATCCTCCCAACAGGACGAGGATCTACCGATCAACTTCCCCAGCGCGCCACAGGAGTTCATCCAATTGAAGTTCACCCTTTCGGGCGATGGATCGGTTACTCCTGTGATGCGTGGCTATCAGGCCAAGGCGCTTCCGGGCGGGCCTCGCCCGCGACGGTACGTCATCCCTCTTCGCTGCTATGACAGTGAGATGGACAACCACGGCCAGAGGCAGGGGTATCAGGGGTTCGGTTTGGAGCGCCTGGCGCGCATGGAAGCGCTGGACTCCTCTGGTGAGGTTGTTCTCTTTGAAGACTTGGCTTCCAACACTGCGGAATCGGTGACGATTGAGCAGATCGAATTCAGGCAGATTGTTCCCCCGCAGTCGGGGGAACCGTGGGGTGGAATCCTCACGGTTGAGCTAAGGACGTTGAACTGATGATGGACTGGATGCCGATTGTAAGCGGCCTGATCCTGGCCGGCGCCGTTGGTTTAGGCGCCATCATTTACCGGGTTTTCACTCGCGGAATCAAAACCTATTTGCATGAGGAGATCCGTAGTCAGCTCGTTCCCAATGGGGGCAACAGCCTCGCTGACAGGGTGGATCGCCTGGAGACCGCAGTAAGCAAGCTGACGAAAACCCTTGAGGAAACGGAATGTCTGCCTGGATGTCCGGCGCGGTGCGAGCACCCGCCTACCGTGACGCGGGCCTGAGACAGGCTGACAGGTGTCTGTGGATCGCATCCGATTTGGATGAGGATTATTCGCCGGCGCTAGCCGCACGGTATTGCAACGCCACACTCAAGGGCGTGCATCTGGTCGTGGACCTGCCTACGGGTGAGGTTGCTCAGATGCTCCCCGCGGAGCGCAGAGCAACCTACCTGCCGCACGACGGCATCCAAGTGTTGGTTCTCAGACCCGTCAAAACGCCTGAGGGGCTGGAATCTCAGGCGCTTTCAGCGCTCTCCGGTGTCTTTGCTTGGGTGCGGTCTTTGGGCGTCCCAGATTTTTGGCCGCACGGCCCATCAACTCCGTTCAACCAGGCGCCTCCTGGCGCCTCTGGTCACTACGCCTTTGGAGATTTACACAATGCGCTTCGATCCGGAACCCATGCCCGTTGAGGTTGACGTCCCTGAGGGGGAGGAGGATGAGGATGAGTAAGGCCCTTGATCTCACTCTGTCGATCGGTAAGAAGCTGGTCGGCGCGTACTCGCGACCGAACAAATTCATCACCTGGTACACGACCCCACGCAACCTCTCAGGCGGATGGCTGACCGCGCCATGGTGCGCGATGTTCGCCTCGTTCGTGCTGCGGTCTGCCGGCGTCAAGGCCGGCGAGTACGCTTATTGCCCTTCATGGGTTGCCAAGTTCAAGGCTGACAAGAGGTGGGGGACTACCCCCAAAGTTGGCGCGGTGGCCTTCATGGACTGGAACCGTGACAAGGAAGCCGATCATGTCGGCATCGTCGTGAAGGTCGCGAACAAGATTCACGTCTTGGAAGGCAACACGACTGTGGGTGGCGCCAAGAATCGCGTAGCGGTGCAGGTCCGCCCCATGTCCCAAATTATGGGTTACGGCTATCCCGACTACGGGAGCGAATCGCCCGCAAAGACTCACACCGTGGCAAAGGGTGACACCCTAGCGAAGATCGCTAAGGCCAACGGGACCACTTGGCAGAAGCTCTACGAGCGCAACAAGGGTGTCATTGGGTCCGACCCTAACAAGATCCGTGCCGGCCAAGTGCTAACGCTGCCCTGACTGGCTACTCAGGGTGATGCGAGCCTCAGCCGGGGTGAGCTGTGTCAGCGTCCCAGCACTGAGGCATCCGGCGCACGAAGTGTGCCAGGCGTTACGCCTGGAATTCGTTGTCGGGCTTCTCTTCCTCGATCGCCACCGCCACCCTGCGATGCTCAATGCAAGGGTCTTCCGCTCCCTTCGGGGGAGCGCTCTCCGTAGAACATGCAGCTAGAGCGGCTATGGCCGCAATGATGAATGGGAGATGGACCGAAACACGTGACATTGATGCCCCAAAGGGTTGGCTTCATGTTGCACGGGTGCTACGGTCGTAATCCTACGCACAGCAACAAAGGCGCCACAGGGGGATAGCGGATCGCAATAAAAAAGAGGACGCCCCATATGCGGGGGGCTCATTCCCCGCGGAGCGTCCTCAGGATCAGCCGTGGAAACGGCTTATGCTCACGCGACATGAGGCAAGTGATCCGCACTCATGGTAGCGCCTGGAGGC